TCTTCAGTCAAGTTGCGGTAATAGTCACCGCAGAATGGCGCATCATGAGGGCTAGTGCGTGGTGTGCCATGTTCCTTGCGTCCAGTGGTAGCACAGCTAAAGAATACCAAACCTGACGCCATCCTGATCATATTTTTTAGTGTCGCCACCCACTCAGGGTTATGCTCAAAACACTCACAACTTGCCACAACGTCAAAAGTACCATTAGCATAGGTGAGGTCTTCACCTTTAGCCACCACATCAACGTCGGCTCCCTCGCCAAGATCAACCCCAACATAGGTGCATTGCTCAAAGAATGGTCTGATTGAACCGTTAATGTTTAAGCTACCTATCTCCAGCACGTTCTTGCAAATAAAGTAATCTGGAAACTTGAACCGCAGACTTGCTACAAAATCCAACTGCGCTTGATGACTCATTTAATCCCCAAATACTTTTTCACCTGATCCAAGATCATTAGCTGTTGTGGCGTGTAAAGCTCTGCCGCATTGTCGCCAAACTGGTTAAAAGTGTAACCTCGGAATATCTCTGGCAATCCGCTGGATTCATACCAGTCTTCAAAAGGGCGTGTTTCGCCAAAGTTTTCCATGTGATACTTGTATCGTTCTTGCATCACTTTGGGATCAAGCGACTCACGGAACTGGCCGTAATACTTCTTTAGCTCTGGATCAGCTTGCACGCCGTAGTGCGATACATAGTCACCAAGAATGTCGATTGGCTTGACGTTAGGACGGAATACTTCAATGCCAACTCTACCCATTGGCAAAGACTTAGGCCGAGGCATCTCAGGCGAACCCGGCTCATCCGGTGGGTAGAACTCCAAAAACCTAGTTTCCTTTGGCTTTGGGTTGTAAACGATGTCTAGCTCTTTGTCTTTTAGGTATGGGAAAGCAGTTTGCGCCTCTGACAAAAAATCAGGCGTGCGCTCTTCTGTCATTGCCTCCATTACCTCATTGTCTTCTATCTGCAATTCCACCTCCGTAGCGACGCCTTTGCCCGTGTTGCTGGCCCTTTAGCCTTACGCACGACACCAGCCATACGCGCACAGAAACTCGCCTTGCGGCCTGCATCCTTCTTCGTCCTTGGATTAGGCGCAGGGGCTTTGAGATTGCTGCCAGTCTCACGGTTGTACTTGGCTCTACCCTTCGCAGTTAAGCCAGCACCCTTGCTCACAGGTAGCTTCTCACCGCGCCCAATAGCTAGACTGACACCCTTTTTAGCCATCAGTAACTCCACACGTTTGGTCTGGGTGGCGTCAACACCAAGTCCACATGGATAAATCGACCAGTACCCTTTTGCTGTACGCCAATGCCAGTAAAACCTAGCTGTGCAGCCAGCGTCAAGACTTCATGCGCTGCTTTGCCATCCACGCCAATATCAGCAGCAAGACCAGTGGTATGTGCGCCAGAGGTCTTCTTAGCCGCTTCAATCGGATGCTTTGGGCAGCGATAGCCAGAAGTGATCCGCATCGGCTTGCCATACAAATTACGCAACTCTTGCAGCTTTTCCATGAACTCAGGCTTCATCTCGTTCTTACCGCAATGCTTGCAGTCAAACTCAATGGCCTGAAAACTTGGGTACTTTGACCAGTCCATCATTTAGCCGCCACTCCCTGAATCTTCTCGACGGTACGCAAGGCACCTAGTCCTAGCATTCCCATTAGCACCGGGAGCATTTCAGACAGGTCAGCAGGACTTAGGTTGATGTCGTAGTGAGCAAACGCTGCAATGGTCTTGGCAATGCTAATACCAATCCAGTTCCAAGCGCAGGCAGCACCACATATCCAGCCGATGAAAGGACGCCAGCCAGAAACAAAAACGGAAGCACTGCCAGCTTCCACTTTGTTAATCTCTAACTGCCCCATGATCTGCTGCAACTCACCAGACTGTTGCAACTTAAACAGTTCTAGCTTGGCAGCAGCGGCCTGCGTTGGATCAGGCCACACACGGTCTATGACTTTGCTGCCAATGTTGAGTATGGCACTGATAGGATCGAGCGACATTACAAACCCTCACCCGGCGTAATGTACAGCTTGGCGTTATTGTGTGGCGCAATGATGCGAACGTAGGTGGTCTTGCCGGGGCCAACCTGCGGCCCTGTAAATACCTTCTCCGCATACGGCGCAATCGCCACCACAGCAGCGCCACTCTCAGTGGGAATGGTTGCAGTAATGTTGGCAGTCTGACCATAGGCCACGAACACTGGATCGTTCTTGTCCGGGTTGAACACAAAGTATTGGTTGACCGGGCTAACCGCAGTGATCGAGACAACATTACCCTCAGTGTTTGCAGTGGCAGCAAGCGCTACCACGCAATTGCCCATTGGTTGAAAAGCAATGTTGTTAGCCATCAGATAATCCTTTTACCGCCAGCGTTACCCGGCTTCGAGGTTGGAGACTGCTTCTGATTAGGCGAATCAGAGAAGCACTGCATACCCATGAAACCCATAGGATTGGTGCGAGTAGGCTTGCCACGACCATAGGTGTCAGAGATAGACGCTTGGCGATACGCTTCGCCTGCGCTGCCCTTGTACTCGCTATTGTCTGACATCATCACCGTCGTGCTAGTTTTGTTTATGTTAAGTTTCATGCGATTTCCTTTCAACGATCATGCACGGCAAGTAAATAAAGACAGCAAAGAAACCAGCCATCGCCATCCTTTCCCATGTTGGCATCACCATTGTCCAGCAAGCCAACACAAAGCAAAACAGCAGAGCAACGAACGTCAATACCTTGTGTGATAAAACATCCATTGCAATGTTAATAATCTTTAACGCAGCCCCGTCAACCATCACTCATCTCCTTCATCGTCAGGATTAAAAAATCCTTTGCCCCATTCATCGTCACTGATCTTTTGCTTGATCTGCTCTAGCTTTAACACCCGATCAAGCACCTTGGTTTTATCAGTAAGTGATGCTGTTGAATCATTCATCGTTTGTTTGAGTAGGTCATAGATAGCCTGCTCAAGTTCTGGATTCAGCCCCTTTTGTTTTTTCATCGCTCCATTTTCCGATTGTCACGTTTCTGCCGCATCATGGTAGTCCGAACGCTAACCAGCATTGGGCCACCTCGCTTGTCTGCCATTTGCTTGGCAGATTCTTTCATCCGGCGTAACTCTTCCACGCCAGAGTTCATCTTGTCATTTCCGTTGCCATTGTCGTAATTCATCGCTTGCTCCCTCTCTTCATGCGCGATTTACCAGCCCTTGAGTACGCAATCGCCGTAGCCTGTTCGACAGCTTTACGTACGCTCGAAGGCTTACTCGTACCAATCTTGCCGGATTCCTTAAAGCCACGAACCATCTCGCCAATGTTCTTGCTAATGGTTTTAGCACTTTTACCTTTCATTAGGGGCATTTTCAATCCTTTCTGGCGCTCTCGTGCCAACTTGCGTGCCAATGGTTTGACGAATCAGCGTAGCAATCACGCCCTGACGCTGCTCTTTGGGAGCCTTCATCACCTGCTTTAACTTGACTGGATCAGTCACGATGTCGCTAACGGCTGCTCGAATGTTGGCAACATACTGACGATAACGATCTAACGCAAGTGCAGCGCCAAAACCACCAGCCGCACCTACTGCGCCACCCACTTCAGGCAGCACACCAAAGCGGTTAGCCAGCGCAGCTAGTCCAGCCGTGTACAAGCCAGCCACAGCGCCACCCTTCTTGACTTGTGCCAACTCGTCGTTGATCAGGCGAGTAAGCTCTTGGGCAGAGGATTCTGTACCGGGTGTGCGACCAATGTTTTGAGAAGCACGGCTAATAGCTGTCTGAATAGAAACAATGTCTGCCACCGCATCGTCCACAAACCGAATCTCATCCGGCGTGTACAAGCCACTAGCCTGCATGGAAGGCTTAATGCGATCACGGTAACTTCTCTCAATTGCCCCCGGAGGCAAGGTGCCAATCAGATCCCGCACACCAGCCTTGAATGCTTCAGCACCTTCAGGTGTTCTACCCAAGACTTTGGCGGCAGAGGCAACATCACGCACGTTGCCAGTACCCATGATCAGGTTCTTGAAGCTCTCAGCTTGCTGTGTCTGAGTACCGCCCATCTCAAACATTCTTGCACGCTCTTCAGCCAGCTTGCCAGTCTTGGCTACGGTGCGCTCAGTCTGTGCTGCCTTGCGTGCGTAGTCAGCAAACTCTTTATTGATGTTTGGAAAGCGAGAAACCCACTCACGGTTAGCTCTTAGCCATGAATTGATCTGCGCTGGTGTTTTGCCAGCAAGCTCTGCGCTTACATAATTTCTAGCCAAATTCTCAACAGCAGTCCGATTACCACCAGTAAAGTTAATAAAGTCATCCACATTCTCCGGTGTGCTAAAGATTTTTCTAGCCAAGGTTGAGGCTTGCGTAGCCATCTCGCCACGAATTGCTTGGCTAGGCGCTGTCAATGCTTGGCCTACTGCTGTCTCATACTGGTTGATGGGTTGGCTCAGACGCTCATACTCTTTCACATAGGTTCTAAACTTGCCGCCAGTAAATTCGTCCATGACGTTTTCAACCAGCTTCTTTAACTCTCTAGCATCTTGCTGGCCTAATGCGTCATATCCAGTCTCAGGCAAGCCAGAAGCACGATCTCCTAACTGCCTGCGCAGGCGCTCCAATCGCTCAAATCCAACCAGCGTTTTCTTGGTTTCCCCTGTCATCGGGTCAAAAGTAATGCCGGTCAATTCTCGACGCAACTTATCAAACTGCGGCTTGGCATCGCTAGTCAGAAGCACTCGGCCTTGAGGACTTTTTTCGTAGGCCTTCAGTGCTGCGGTTGCATCTCTAAATGCCTGTGTGCTTTCAATACCAACCCCAGATTGTTCTTTCCTTCTTGCATCAGCAAGCATGGCTTCTTTGTTTGCCGAAGTCGCAGCTTCACGCTCTGCTTTTAGTTGCAGCAAGCGATCATTTGCCAGTTTACGAGCATCAGCGCCGATAGCTTCCATCGTGCGAGGCTGGCTAATCTCTGCCAAGCGACGTTCAGTGCCAGCAACTAAGCTACCAGCCAATTGCTCACCACGACGCCGACCTTCAACCGACTCAATGTTTAGCAGCCTTGCAACTTCTGCCGCATCAATTGGCTCATTCATTGGCTTGCCACGCAGCTTCTCTTGCGCAGCACGCACCATTGCAGTCTTAGATTCAACGGTTTGAGGTAGTGCAGCCACTTGCTGTGGTGTCATTGCTCTGACTACACGCTCTGCGGCACGCTCAACACCACCGGGAACTAGTGGACGGAAGGCGCGACCAGCAACGCCCAGTGAACGTGCAAGACCTTCAGTGCCGACACCAGCCGCAGTCTCAACGCCAAAACGTGCCAATGGGTTAGTTTCTGGCGGCAGCAAGTTACTTGCAGTCTGTGCAGCAGCACCACCTAGTCCTGATAAAGCACCTGTTTTGACTAATTCTCTGCCAGTCTTAGGGATAAAGACTTCAGCAGCACGCGCACCATAAGGCGCAAGCCGTGTACCTCTCGTACCAAGCTGAAACAGTTTTGATACGCCACCCAGAATTGGCACGGCACTTACTGCTTCCAAGCCAGTCTCGAATGGTGACTTGGTGACAATGCGGCTTTCAGGCGGCAAGTTAGCAGCAGCGCGTAGCGTTTCCTCGCTTTGACCGGGAATCTGCTCTACCAGACTCCCACCAAAGCGGTCAGTCTGAGGCTGTTCAGCGACTACCTCGCCACCAAAACGATCTCTTGCCATGATTACCTCATTGGTTTTTTAGCACGCTTGCCTGTTTGCGCATCAATGTACTCACCACCCGGCGGCAACGCATCGTATTCTGCTTGCGTGTTTACCGTTGGAATCCGGGGGCCACCTGTCTGATCTTGTGGCACATCAAGGTAAGCAGAGATTGTTTCATCCGTTACACCACGCGATCTTGCCTTAGTACGTTCGCGCTCAATGGCACTCTTGATAATGCTAATCTGATTGTTAAAGTAGCTATTAGCTACGTTAGGTGCAGTAGCAGGACTCAACGTAAACTTACGGAAGTCTTCAGCTTCTCGCGGCGTCAGGGTTGCGCCAAACAGCTTGTTACGCACTTGCGCCACAAATGCTTGGTAGTCTTTCCACCAGTTCACTGTGTCAGGCGTTACTCTTGGTGCAGCCGAACCCACTGAACGCATAATGTCACCGACTGGCAAGCCACGCTCAACGCCAGCAATGATCATGTTGGCAACTTCATCCGAAGGCGCAATGCCAAAATACTCAGGCTTTCTGGTTTGATTAGCACGGTTTAGCGTTACAAAAGTCGTACCAATCTCATCTAGCTTTTTCTCAAGCTGTGCTGGTAACTGCTGGACTTTGGTTGTGCCACCGCCACTGCGTGCGCTTGGAATCTGCTTCAAAGCCTTCTTCTGTTCAAAAAGAGTCTTCTGCTTTTCTAGTTCAGCATCAGCCTGATCGGAAGCCGCAATAGCTTTTGTAAATAGCTCATAGGCTTTCTGATAGTTTCCTTTGCGTAGCTGTGCAGCAATCAGGCCATTGCCAGCCTGACTTTCAATCAGCTTGGCCTCAACCATTGCTGCATTACGATCTTTGGAAAGCAAGGTCAACATACGCTCAAAGCGATCCTTGAGCATATTGTTATGCTCTTTACGCGCTTTGTCTGCCTCGTCAAACTTTAGCTTGGCAGCATTGAATCTTTCGCCTTGAACACGGTCTTCAGCATCCTGCATTTCACGAATAGCAACCAACTGGGCGCGTGCTGAAGCGCCACCAATGCCGCCCACAATCAGAGAGGACAGCAAGCGCATACCAGCATTCTTGGCATAGTCAGACGCACTGATCTGTGGTGCCTCGAACTGCTGATACGGCTTCATGCCAGCTTCTAACGTAGCGGCCTCTGCTCTGGACTTAGTTGCCAAGTCACGCTCTGCTGTGGCTTCTTTCTGGCGTTGGCCTTGCTCAATGCCAAACTGAGTTCTAGCCGCTTCTTCTTCAGCCCTAGCGCCAGCTTCAAAGGTTTCGCCTAGCTTGCCACGCGCAAAGTCTGCACGCCCTTTCATGCTTGGTTGAGCACTCAAACCTTTAACTAAGGATGGTGCTGTGCCAAGTGCATCACCAAGTGTGTCAACTGCCATGATTACCTCCCAATAGCAGTGGGTACAGGTGCCTGAGTACGCTGTGCCTGCTGTACTTCACGGCCTAGAATGCCAGCAAACAACTGCGCTAACTGCTGATCACGCTGCAATTCCATCTCTAGTGCGCGACGGTCATACTGATCTGCAATGTTGGCAAGACGCAAGGCTTCAGTAAAGCTCTCCTGACGGGCTAGGCTACGCGCACGACGTTGCTGTGCTGCCAGAATACCGGCTGCCGCACTACCTGTTGGCGTGCCACGCGCACCTAATTGCGCACGCGCACGGGCTTGCTCAATCTCTAACGCTTGTTGTTGCTCTGGTGTTAAGCCTTCGCCAGTAGCTCGACCCATTGCCTCTTGCTGTGCCTGACGGAAAGGTTCGGCAGCAGCGCGAGTAGATTCAATGTCACGACGCATAGCTTGATTAGCGCGATTAAACATCAAGGCTTGCGCCAGAATGTTGGCTCCCGCAGTACCGGCGCGTGTCAGATTCGGATAACGGTTCAACACATCTTGCAATTCTTGCAATCCAGTTTCAGCACGTTGCGCTAACCCCGGCTCTGCGGCAGGTGCGGCAATGTCTTCCAGTGGTCTAAATTCAGGAGTGCGACCAAAATCTACAGCTTCGTACTGAGGCAAGCGTGCAGTTTGAAAATCCGTCGGGAAAGTGCGCTCAATTCTTGGTGCCATCTCCACTTCAGGATACAAACGTGGCTGTTGCTGATACGTCGCTGTCGTACCACCCGTAAAGTCATCTCGCATCACATTTCTAACGGCAGGTTGATCAGGCCGTGTTAGTTGAATCTGTGGCTGATTAGCGTCAAACTCAAAAGGATTCAATGGGCGAGATTCAAAATCAACATTCATTGGCACATCTTCCATTTGCGAAGACGCTCTACCGCTTACAGGCTGCGACAAAATAGTATCTCTCACTGACCGCTGAGTATCGTAAGCCGCACGATAAGGGTCAAAATCGTAATCTTCACGGGCAAACTCAGGCAGACCAGTTGCCGGGTTGATCGTGCCACTACCCCCTGCCTCCATCAGCATCTCAGCTTCTTCTGGCGTGATGTGAGCAAGCATGGTGTCACCACGACGCCCCATGCGGCGCAGCATCTCAGCCATTGCTTTAGCGTCACCCATACCGCGACTGCCAGCAATCATCTCAATAATTTTCATGTCAGAGTCCTAGTGCCTTTCTAAGACGCAGGGAACGCACGTTCCAAACATCTTGCTGTGGATCAGGTTCACCACCAAAGATCGGTTCTTTCTCACCAACAATTGCTGCTACCGGGCTGCTTCCAACGACACGCGGACTAATTGAAACCGGCTGTGGTTGTTTAACACTACCGCCAGCACGCCTTACATCAATTGGCTCAAAGTCAAGCTCTGGCTCAGTCAGCGGAAACTGTTGATTCAAAATTCTAATGAGGTCTTCATCGCTTAGTTTCTTGTAATCTACTTCCTCTTCACCTGTAACATCCACGTTTGGCAAACGATCCATCTCTTCTTCGCCAATAACTTCAACTGGCGGCAAACTGTCGAGTTCTCTTTCGCCTGTAACATCTACGTTTGGCAAGCGACCAGTTCTACCTCCACCACCACCGCCTGCGCTTTGCAACAATTCTGTTCCAGTCATTTGCGATGGTTCTCTAGCACCACCCGCCACGCCGCCTTGTGATGCGGGTGTCGTAACACCACCAGCAGTTCCAGCAGCTTTAGCTTTGCTAGATGACAGTGAGCTTGGAATGGTTTTGCCAGTACGAACATCAGCACCAAAACCACCTTCTTCGCCAAACTTGCTGGCAGTTACAACAACTTCAGGCAAAGTGCCATCAACCGCATACTGCCCTGTTTTTCTTGCTGTTAAATCACCAATTTGCTCTGGTTCGGTAGAGGCGTAACCGGCTGGTCTGTTTTGCGCTAATGCCTCACCAAGTTGTTCACCAACGCCGGGGCTTCTAGGTTGAGAGAAAGCAGCAATAGCTTGTTTGGTAGCTTCAGTTTGCGGCCTACTCATTAGCTCCTGTAAAGCCAATTGTCCTTCTCTGGATAAAGAAGTAAATGCAGCACCTAACAGTTCTTGGCCTAACTCACCACCAGCAGCCGTGCGGCCTACTGCCTCACCAATATCAGCAGCTACATCGCCAACCACGCCTTGTGGTTGCTGACCTAATTCAACAGCACCAGAGCGTGCTAATGAAGCGCCAGCAGAACCAGCAGCACCCATCAACGCAGCTTCTCCAATGTCTTGACCAGTAACAGCAGCACCAGCAGCAGAACCAGTTGCGCCACCTACCGCATTAGCCAACGCTGTTTGCGTAACATTGCCAGAAGCGCCGATAGCCGTTCCAACTTGTTTGGCAACTGTCGTGCCAACACCCTGACCAAGGAAACTACCGAGCGCAGCTTTACCAATATCTTCTAAGTCACCGCCTTGTGATGCAGAGATAGCTGCCGCCGTTACTGGTTGTGTGGCTAAAGTAATAGCTGCTTGACTTGCGCCAATCGCACCACCAACTGCTGATACCGCATAAGGCGCAGCAACAGCAATGACAATAATCTCAGGGTTTTCAACAACGTAATCAACAACGTCGCCAACTGCTTCAACAACGTCTTCGACAAAATCACCGACAGCTTCTACAACATCGCCTACGGCATCAAACACATCCCCAACAAAATCAATAACGGCACCCATTATCGACCTCCTCTTGCAGGGCCAGTTTTAATACTGCCAATAAACTGACCATTATCTGTCTTGCGCACGTTGTAACCCATTTCTGGATTAGGTGGATTTTTTGAGATATAGCGGAAAATCTGCAAAATGGCGGGATCAGTAAACGTCGAAGCCATTGTGTCGAAACCCATCTTGTAACAAGCACGCATAAACTCTACGCTGTTCTCAAGATAGTTAGGTGCAGTGTCGGCATTCAAGGCTCGGAACCAACCAACACCGGGCGCAGCCTTGTGAATGATGAAAAGCGTGTTGCCTTGACGGACGAACAAGGTATCATCCATCTGAAGCTCGGCATTGATCATGGCAATTGCTTTACCGCGATCTGCCTCGGCATCCGTGTTCATTGCGGCAATGCCGATAATGTCTTCTGGACTTAGCTCTTGCTCTCGGCTATCCACCATCTGAACCATAATTACCTCACTGGGTCAAAGATTGCTGCGGAATACACATTCCCCATTCCAGCGGCAAGACTAAGGATCAGCCCATCAGGAGTCTCGCAGTCCTCGGACAGAAAAATATCGTCTTTTTCTGTGCGGTTAGGAATAGCAGGTACAACACCATAAACCAGATTGTCAAGCAAAAGTAGCGTTTCAAGCAAGCCCGAAGCGCCCATTGTGTGACCTATTTTTGGCTTAAATGACGTTGCCACAAAGTCACTCAAAGTATCCATCAATGCTAACTTTTCCGACACATTATTGGATTCCGTGCCAGTGCCGTGTGTCTTCACGATTTTGATGTCAGTTGGGAAAACTTCCCCATATCGCATGGCACCTTCAATCGCGTCAACATAGCCTTTGCCATCCGGCGCTTGGCCTATTGCGTTGTTCCATTTCTCTGCGGCATGGTAAGCACCTACCAGCCTAGCTTTAGGTGTCAGGCCATAGTGGTTGACTTCGCCCTCTGTTTGCAAAACAGCAAAGACAGCGCCCTGACCGACGTAAAACCCACCATTTCTGTTATCAAAGGCGCTCGGCACGATGTCTTTGGTAGTCTCTTCAGCCAAGGTTAAGCAGGCACCAGAGTCACCAAAGAATTGCAATACAGAATTGGATACGGCGTCTTCAACGGACAGGATGATGAAGCGGGTAAAGCCAAAGGCTTCCAGCATCAGGCAGTCCATCATGACTTTTAAGCTAGAAGCGCAGGCAGTCGAGTCTGTGGCTATGTAATCGGGTTGGCAGATCATGTTTGCCAGCCTGCCAGCCATGACTTGCGTTAGCGTAAAGGGCAGAAACTTATACTCATAGTGCAACTGGGTATGCGTTTGGTTTTTGCGCGGGTTAATGCCAGCAAAATGCGCATTGCCTGCTGCCAGAATGAAGGCAGTTTTGCCTAGTGCCGGGTTTTCCCGCAACCATTTCAGTGTTGCTGGTGCCATCACCATGTTTGATAAGTTATGCGGTGGGTACTTAAAACCTTGCTTGGCACCCTGATAGCTTTCCGGTATGAAATGCACACGCTGTGGGTGCAAAATATCTTCCATCAGCGTTGTTTGCGGGTTGGATACGGTATGCCCATAGGTTAGGAATAGGCTCATACCACCACCATCAAGGCAGCTTCCACATCAAACGATGTCATTGGCGTATTGTTTACCAGAAAGTCTTTCATTTCTCGTACCGTTTCTGGTTTCATTTCTTTGCCAACCGCTTCAGGTACGCTGAAAGCGTCACACAAATACATTCCAATAATCAATAAATCCAGACTATCAACATCCAGATTTTCAAAGCGCACATCTATTTCTTCAGCGTTAATTGTCGGTTTTCCGACAGGTTTTGCCAGCGCCATTGCCGCATTAAACAGGCGCAAAAAGTTTTCATCGGAAATCATGTCACCCCCAGTGTTCGCGCTATCTGCTCATGAATCAACAAATGACTATTTACCCAGTCGTAAAAGTCATCCTCTTGGTTGAAATCCAAGTCTAGCAGATTAAAGGGGTCATTTAGGTTAAGAATAGTGGCGTATGACTGGTGTTCTTGTTGATGTATTAACAACCAGTCATCAAGGTCTTGCGGGTCGGCATCAATGATGGGGTAGCGTGGCACATAAAAGCCAGCGTCAGTCAGTCTTTCCCAAAAGACTTGGTGTTGGATACCGTTTTCAAATAAGAAGTCGCGGAGGCTGTCCGGCTCTCCGAAGATCGGAGTCGCCAGAGCATCCATGTTTAGGCTCATCTGTCGGCCTTTTGGTCAAGACGATCAAATATCTTGCCAAGCATTCCCTTAATTTCATGGATGTCTGCCCGGTAATCATCTCGATTGACGTACATGATGGGCATTTCCGAAATTCTGTCCTCGATCCTGACGATTGAGCGAGAGATACTGTTCAGTATCCACCCAAAAGCGGCTCCTGCGGTCGCAAAAAGAATGTTGATGAGGAACTGAGGCTCCACTTTCAGACTCCGTAATAAGGGATTTTCTTGGCGTTTCCGTTGACATAGACTGTGATGTAACCTTCTGGCGCTAATGGCAAGCTAGGATCAGGCATTGCCGCTGTGTTGCTGGTTGCTAAGTTGGCGTAAAGGTTGGATGTTACCGTGACATTGGCAAGCGTTGCATCACCGCCTGTAATGACTACCGCATTGGCATTCTGCGTTGCCATTGTGCCAAGGCCAGAGACATTGGCTGTAGAAATAGCAATGGCGACATTGGCTGCGCTAGTAATCCGACCTTGCGCATCTATTGTGATTTGCGAAACATCCGTTGCCGTACCGTAACTACCTGCCGCAACAGCAGTGTTGGCAAGGGTAATGGTGACGTTGCCAGTAAGCGCACCACCACCCGTTAGCCCAGTGCCAGCAATGACGTTGACAGTATTTGCGGCTGCACCGACATTGGCTGCATTTAAGACAACCGCGCCAACCTGACCATTGACTGACGTTACCGTGTCACTCTGATCAATCTTTTGCCAAACCGCGCCATTAAAGATTGCCCAGTCACCAATCTGCCAATCCGTAATGCCATCTAAATCTGTGCTGCCAGCAACATTAACAACATAATAATCACCGTTGACACCAGTGCTGGAAGTAAGCGTAGGCGAGTTGGTATTGGCATTCCAAGTACCCTTATACGTTAAGCCCGATGTACCACCACCAACAGTGACTACGGTTTTTAACATGATGTCATTCCTTTAACGCTATGACGGTTTATAAACCATCGCCGGGCGTAATGTAAACAGCGGTATTCCCAGTTGCAGTAATGCCAGTAAAGTAAGCGTTTGGCACGAATGTCAAAATTTCGTCAGTGCCGGGAAGCAAAGGTAAAGCAGCGCCGGTTGTTGTCACTATTGCAGCATTAGTATTGGCTTCTGTAGCAGTTGTGCCGTAGCCTAGAAACACAGTGACAGAGCCGGGGTTAATGATTCGGTACTGGTTGCCACCTAGCGTGGTAGAAACCGCTTGTACAGCCGCAGGCGCAGTGGTTGCAGCCGTAAAGACAACCGTGTTGCCTAGCTTGGTAAAGGCTTGAATACCCATTAGATACCCCCTTCAGTTTCTACCCACAACGTTGTAGCCTCATCCCACGAATAGCGCTTTCCATCTTCAGGCATAGGCACTGGCGCAACCCACTGGCAAACATCAGGATCAAGGTTCCAGCTTGCATAAGGACGAGGGGGCGCAAAACCGTCAATCGGCGCAGGCATATAACTATAGCCAATACCAGCAAAGTTTTTACGAAAGTTGCCGTTATAGCTAGTTTGCTTCCATGTGCCGCCAAATAAACGCTCACAGAAGGCCGCGCCTATGTATTCCTTCTCAACACCATTGGCATCGCTTGTGTCTTTGTTATCCACCACAATGACACGCAAAACCACGTTGTTGCTATCAAGTTCAGCAAAGTGCGCCATTCAAGCCTCCAATTTCAAACCAGTCAACGACATCTCATCCCCAACAATGCCAACCGGGAACGTATTAAAACTCATGCTTATCCGCACATCTTCACCTTGTACTGTCGGCACGTTATGCTCAAGCGACGAAGGAAACAGAATAAGCCGCCCTTTTACCGCCTCAAACCACCACGATTCAGAGTTATACAAGTTCCAGTTTTCAGGTGGAAACTTTATTTGTTGCCAGCCTGAACGATAGAAAAAAATCTTATCGTCAGGATTAGTATTAAGGTAAAAGACACCAGACACAAAACTGTTTGGGTGAGCGTGTTTGTGATGCCACTGCCCTTGCTCTGAATAGTTAAACCAAGACTGTGTGATGCGCAAAGAAACATCATGCTTTGGGTCGCTAGTTGCCTTAAAGTATTCAGCAACGCAGCCCTCTACCCAATCCCGCAAAGAAGTCATTACCGGATCACGCAGAACAAAGTTGTTTACGCTAGTGGTATTGCCTTCATTTGCTCTGGTTTCCTGACCGCGAACAAACAACAGTTCCTCATCGGTAAATTCTCGATCTAAGTCGAACATACCGATTGGCGTAGGAAACAGGTTGTGCATATTCATGCAAGTGCCTTTTCTAGTTCTTCTTTCTCTTGCTTCTGCTGCTCTAGCTGCTCAGGTAGCCAAATTGTCGGGATGCTTTCCTCAAACGCTTTGATCTTGTCCATCACCCAGTAGACCTCCTCAATGCTAGGGCAAGGTCTAGGATCATCCCAACGGGTGAAGACGTTGTTGCTGATCTCCCATTTAGCACCCGGACGAAGCATCTGCATTGCAACGTCGATGCCGTAGAAGCGGTAAATTTTTTTCATAGCCATTAGTTGATTTTGATAATTACGATGCCGGAACCACCATTACCACCCACACCTGAATTGGAACCACCGCCACCGCCACCGCCTCCAAGGTTTGTTGTGCCAGATGTTCCGGCTGCGTTTGTTACTCCACCAGCGCCACCGCCGCCATCACCACCAGCACCAGCAGGGCTAAAACTTGTACGTCCACCCCCACCTCCACCAGCGTAGGTTACTGATGATCCACTAATTGATGATGCAGAACCATTTCCACCTTTTCCGGCAGCGCCACCGGCAACAGCGTTTCCACCAACGGCACTAGCGCCGCCGCCGCCGCCAGACGGTTCTCCTGATGAATCACTTCCGCTTCCACCGTTATTTCCTTGTGATGGCGACGTTGACGGTGTGTTTCCTGCACCACCAGCGCGACTTGCGTTGTATCCACCGCCGCCACCAGAACCGCCATTCAAACCTGTGGCATTACCACCGCCGCCACCTCCGGTTGATGTAATTGAGGAAAAGACAGAATCGCTTCCATTTGCTCCATCTCCCCCAGCGCTTCCAGCGCCGCCACCGCCCACCGTCACGGTGTAGGTAGTGCCAGCAGTAACGGATAATCCAGTTCCTGCTCTAAAACCACCAGCGCCGCCGCCACCGCCTTTGTATCCACCACCAGCACCACCAGCCACGACCAGATAATCAACGCTGGTCACACCTGTTGGGCAAGTCCATTGAGATGAGCCTTTGAATACAAGCACATTGCTAGATGGTGTTGTGTATTTGATGATGACGATGCCAGAGCCGCCAGCGCCGCCAACATTTGGGCTATTGCCAGAACCTCCGCCTCCACCGCCAGTATTTGCGGTTCCAGCTACACCTGTAGTATTCGTTCCAGCGCCGCCGCCACCGGAACCACCGGCACCACCTGGTAAATTTTCTACGCCTCCCCCACCACCACCAGCATAAGTGACAGAACTTCCGCTTATTGAAGATGCTGTGCCATTACCACCAGCGCCACCAATAGAACTTGTTGCGTCCCCTCCTTGAGCGCCAGAGCCGCCACCACCGCCACCACCAAAACTTGGGCTGGATGCAGTCCCAAGACCACCATTGTTTCCTTGAGATGGGCTTACAGATGGTACGTTGCCAGACGATCTAGTAGCTGCGGTGCCTGTATCACCAGCATTGCCGCCACCTGAACCACCATCTAATCCTTTAACCCCACTTCCAGCGCCGCCGCCCCCACCACCTGCTGACGTAATGGTAGAAAAAATAGAATTAGAACCAGAAGAACCAGAAGCATTTGTGCCTCCATTCCCGCCCCCTCCAACTGTAACCGTATAACTAGTGCCAGCAGTTACAGACAAACCAGTACCAGTTCGGAAACCTCCAGCACCGCCGCCACCACCAGAATAATTACTACCACCCCCTCCACCACCACCCGCGACAACAAGATAGTCCACCTGTGTCACACCGTCAGGACAAGTCCATGTGCCAGTGGCATTAAAGGTTTCAATAATGGTTAAGCCGCCGCCGCCACCACCGGCAGCGCCGTAACCCATCAAAAGTGCTTGTAGGATGCCTGTCATGACAAGCCTGCCCCAGAAATAATCCACGACGTATTGGTAATCTTGACGCAGGTGGCAACACCGTTAGCAGTCAAGGTGCGTGAACTGGTATTGGCTGAGTTTGCCAACGTCATAGTGTCAGTCGTAATCGCAATGGTCACGTTGTTGGCAGAGCCATTGATAATGGTGACTGCCGTGCCAACCGTAAACGATACGTTGGAGTTTGCCGGGAACGTATAAGTTGCCGCTGCTTGACCAGCCGGGTGGTAAATATGCTTACCTGCATCACCCAACACAATGTTGTAGTTGCTGTTTTGGCTATTCTGCGGAACGCCAAGGAAACCAGCGACGTTAGCACTATTGGCTACTGCATCACCAATCGTTGCATTGTTGAGTGTGACGTTTCCTAGTGAACTGGTTGTGCCACCCAACGATACGGTAGTGTTACCAATCGTCACGTTGCCTGTTACAGCACCCGGCGCTTGGCTTTGCCAAGTATTGCCATCCGAAGTCAGTACGTTGCCAGTGGTTCCCGGAGCAACCTCTTTAATTGCACCAGTCGCATTGCCTAGAATGACAACATTGGCAGTAATGTTGGCAACACCTGTACCACCTTGAGCTACTGTGACTGGCGTAGATACAGAGCTAATCGTGACGTTGGCAAACGTCATATTGTTTAGCGTCGATACCGAGTTGCCAAGCTGAATTGCAGTATTACCTAGCGTAATCGCTGTGGCAAAGTTGGCATCCAGTTGCGATAACGGAATCGTCGCCGTTGCATTTGCAAATATATTAGGTACTGGCATTTAGAACCTCGCTCTCAATTCATGCTCAAACTCGAAACCGTTAATCGTAAACGGTGTAACGCTACCTGTTAGGGTCATGCCCAAATACTTGCCAAACATCTTGGCATCTTTCTTGTACAAATAGTAACCAGCGCCAGAGCTAGTTGATCCAGACCAGCCAATAATGACGCTGACATTGTTACTCCAAGAAATAACATTGCCAAGATTGTTTGTCCAATTGACTGTGTTTGTAAAGTCAATGGCTGGCGACTGCTGATTTTCCGAATCGACATACGCCAAAAAGATAATCGGCGTTGTGCCTAGCGTTGCTTCAATACCAATCTTCAAAGCCTGCTTGTCACGAATAGGATCACCCATTGGCAACAAGGCTGTTTCCACAATCATATCGACTGGATTGGCTGCATCCTCATAAAACTGGAATAGGTTTTGACCAGCCGTGCCATACAGATTTAAGAAACCATCTTTAAACGCAGGCACCACATAGTAGCAATCAGTTAATTGATTCGTAAAGAACCACTTGCGCTCAAAGAACGCCGCCTGAATCCAGCGCTCTGTGCCATCGTCATCAAACTTAAAGTTGAAGACTGCGCACAGAATATTATTAATTAAGCACTGACCGCCCGTAATTTCCGTTGCAAAGTTAATAAACGGAAATATGCCATCTAACGGATCGCTAATCTTGGTGGTTGTAGCACCTACCAGCGCATACACGCCGTATTCGTTCATGAATAATACCGAACGGAAGTACGGGAAGATAGCGTGCTTTAGTGCCGAACCTACCGAGGCAGATACGTTGGTGTTGGTAAACAACGTGGTGCCAAGGGTCGAGTCAATCCGCACATCTGAGAAGACGTTGATGCTGTCTTCGCCAAACACATACAAGAAGTTGTTAGCAGACAGAATACGGGTAATGACAGTACGCAGTGTTGCGTCACTAAGCGTAATAAACCCGGCAGTAATGTTAATAAAATCGTTATAGGTGTCTGTTGCGCTGTAGTACACCGTCCGATCTTGAGCAATCCAAGTGCGCCCTGAAAAGGTTGCAATATCTGAACCGCTTTGATTCAGAATCGTGCAGGTCACGTTTGCATTGGCACCTGCACCAGAAATCGTCACAGTGGGCGCAGAGGTATAACCTGTGCCAGCTTCCGTCACAATAACTTCAGATACCGCATTGGCAACTACAACGACGGTTCCAGTGGCTTGCACGCCGTTGGCTTCGTTGGGCGCACCAAACGTAACGGTTGTGTTGGAAGTAAGATAACCACTGCCGCCATTATTGATAGTGACAGAGTTAATGCTGCCAATCGAATGAAGGTTGGTGCCATCCCAAGTCTTATAACCATTGTTAGGATCAATAATCAGCGCACGTTCATTACGCCACTGCGTCACCATGACGTTAGCATTTGAGAACGTATTGGCTGGCGCTATGTTGCCTTGAGCGCCTGTCGTAATGTTGACGTACTGTGCCGAACCATTGTTTTGGAATGCCAACACATACTCATTGTTATTGATGTTGACCGATCCCAAGAACGATACGTTGGCAGTAAATGCCACGTTCGCAAGCTGCTGATTGCCGGGGATTGTCTTTAGATTGCCATAGCCGATAGGCTGGATGTTCTCTAGCCAGCTAAACTCGCCATCACCAATGACCGTGCGGTTGTTCTTGGTGTTAAGACCTTTGAAGTCTTTGACTACGGCGTAACTTTTTTTCTGCTCTGCCGCAGCCATATCAATACCCCGCTGTATAAGGTGTCGGCAGCCTGCGAGTAAATGTAGTGTTCAGAGCCTCCATAACGTGCTTGCTGTACTCTTGCTTGAAGATTTCAGCCTCACCGTAGGATTGCTCTTGATATTTTGCTATGTAAGCGGCGTAGAACGGCACCGCTTCAGTAAATGGGGTGGGTAATGTCTCTACATCTGAACCCGCTACCATTGGATCAACCAAGACAACGGTATCAATCTCCATTTGGTACGCCTGATCAGGCTTGGGGCCAATAAAAATCTTCTTAGGCCCATACATGGAAAAGCCTACCGGACGCCCATTGTAGTTTTGCCAATAGCGCAACTGAGCATTGAAGTCAGTCCAAGGTAGGTAATACAGCGGAATGCGCGAGTTCCCCCAGTAAAGGATGACATTCAGCACATCAACGGTATTGACGCCTTCCGGCAAGTCAGAAAAGTCGATGGTTTCGACGTTATACGGTACGGTGTGATTCTGCAAAACGCGATTGCACCCTGTGTCTCGGACAAGGGTGTTACGCCCATCGTTTATGTAATCCGTTAGCTCTGCATCTGTCCAGAAGTTCGCGTTAACGTCATGCAATAAACGCCGGGTCTGCGTAATGTAACCTGACAGCGTATCGGCCATGTTTAACCATTAAGGTTTGCAACTTTCGCCGCACCCTTTGCCTTAGGCATTGGGGCGGCTACTCGTTCCACCACTGGGGCTGACAAGTGGACGGGCTTTACAGACTCTTTCGAAAAAGAAAACAAGGCCAGCTTTTCCATTGCTTCGTTAAACTGGTTACTCATCTTCATCCAGCCAAGTCTTACAAGATACGGCTCTTTATCATCATCGCCATAACCAAAGATATGCTTTGCTGCAATTTCAGGAATCTCAATCTCTTTCCCCGGCTCAAAATGGTAAACAACACCATCCAAACCGTCGGAAAAAGGCTCAGAACCATTGTTGCGAACAAAGATCGTGGTCATAGCGAGACAATATCTCCATAAAGGGCAACGTCGCAAGTGACTGCGGCATTGACCGAACAATTAACATAAAGCACTCGGGCAGTTTGAACGTCAGTGTTTGCAGCGGAGGCCAATGTCAGATCATCAAACTTAGTCGAGCCAGTTGCGGCGCTCAAAGTCTGATCGGCTGCAATGGCAGTGCCTCCACCGCTTGCGGCAGTGAAGACACCCACATTGGCACCACTTGCATTACCACTGAAGTTAGACAGAACTATCCGACGCACAATGTATTTAGTTGCCGCCTGCGCAACCAAAGTCGTGACATCACCTGTGGCAGCAAGGCTTACGCCTGTTTGCTCTGCCAGTCGGTAATTGCCAAACGAATCTGGATACGAACGGCCTACTGCATTTGCGTCCATAGCTCCCCCTTATGCGTAGGTTTCGCCAGCAGCTTGACCGCCATTGATGTCCAACAGGGTCACAGTCGCATTGCCAGAAGAATTTTTGGCATAGACGTTGACACCATCAGAAATCACTACGCCACCAGTATTAGCAGCCATGACAGTCGAGTTTGCGGAACCGTTGTAAGCCAGCACGGTCACGTTAGCCGATGGGAACATCACATAGATGCCAGCCGGGATAACGGTGCCGTTGCCAGAATCGACAGCGGTGACGGTAACAGTCTGGAAGTAGGCACCCGGAGTGTTGCTCTGAGCGCCAGCCAGAATGATTTTATTAGTTGCAAGAGACATGATTTCCTCCTTACAGGCTCAAAGAGTTGTAGCCCGTAATCTTCGTCATGGCTTTCGGCTTGGTGTTTACCAATTCTGCAATCATCAGAACTGCACCAACGTAGCCAATCTGGAAGTTCGGAAGTGTGGACTCGAAGCCAGTGAAGGCGAACGATGCCTGCTCATGGATGTAGAGCGAGAGATAGTTCGTATTCAGCAGGTAGAGCGTACCTTCCGGGCAATACGGGTCTGGATAGATTGGCACACCAGCAACCATCAGGGCGCGGAAAGCAGCCTGTGGGCCATTGGCGTCACCATCAAAGCCGGAGCCGGGAGTGATCATGTAGTTTTCTTGGCCTACATAATCCTGTGCCAGCAGTGTCCAAGTACCGAAGCCGCAAACGCCGAAGGTTGGAACCTCTGCGCCATTCTTCACGGTGCCGGAAATGTATTGCAGTACGTTTTGACGGGTCGGGTTGACCGAGCCAGCAGCGTATTGCTTGGATTTCCACCATGTGTTTGTGCTACGGTTGATGTTACCGTAGGTTGCGGTGCCAGTACCATCATCCACTGCCGCAGGCAGACCGATGAATTGCTGGTTGTTCGTGGTGTTGGTGTATAGCGCGGTTGCCATCGAATCCATCATCACGTTAGTCGCGTCGTTCATACGCGCTTCGATCAGAGGAATGATTGCGTAGTCTTGCTGTACGGCACCTTCCATACCGAGGAACGGTACGGGAGAAACCAGTAGCTTCAGGTTAAATTCAGCTTGGTAAGCACCTTGCTGAACGGAAGGCTGCGCGAACGAACCGGAATAGTCCGACCACTGAGCATTCACAAATTGGGAACCCTGAACTGGAACCGATACAGACGACACACCGCCGGAGGCAGTCTGCGAGTTTGCAATCAGTGCCGCCATCAGGGGCGTTGAATTGTAGATTTGTACGACCAACTTCGGGATAAATGCCCGACGAGTGACGTAGGTCAACTCGTTGTACTGATTAGTACCCGAAGCCGGAAGAATGCCGCCACCAATAGGCATAATTTACCTCCGAAGTTTAAAAATAGCCCCTTATAAACCGATTGGCTTTGGATTCTTGCGTAGTTCAGCCAAAGCCGCCGCTGCGTTTTCACGCGCAGCAGCTACCGGATTCTTCATATAACCCTTCACATCCATGCGAGACATGACGGGTTGTGGATAACCGGGTGTCGGCACTGCCGATTGCTTCATGTGACGCCAGTAATCAGCGGCAGTTTCATGATTAGCAATACCTTTTTCGGTCATCAGTTTCTCAATTTCAAGAATGTCATCATCAGACTGAGCATAACCACTCTCTTTGAGTTTGCTACGGCGGCGATTGAGTTCATCACGCACCTCACGCGCACGCAACTGCTTCTCAAGATCAGCCACACGCTGCTCGGACGCCGAAACACGCTGGTTGACCACCTCTTCCATCTCCAATTCAGGCACAGGCAGGTCAGGATTGACCTCTTTTGCCAGTTTCAGAAAAGATTTGCGTGTTTTTGGGTCTTCCGATAGACGTTTTGAGAGCGCAGCAAGCTCTTCAATTGCTTCGGGAGAGTAATTTTCCAGACTCATGATTAGCCCCTTGTGTTAATTAGTAAACTTTCTTGGTGTCGCCCGGCTTGCTCATGGTCATGGCGTTGCGCTTACCAGTCTTCGACGGGTTCGACAGGCCACCCATTTCTGCGAAACGAGGCGTGTTGTAAATTTGACCATTCATCTGCGAGTTGTCAGTCGGGCGGCGAACGGTCATTGCACCCTTTGGCTTAAAAAGTTCCATGATTGCTCCTTAAATTGGAAGTGGTGGTGCGGTAGTTCCCGCGATAGGCGCTGACATTGCTTCTCTCTGCCCCGGCGTAGCGCCACCCGCTTGTGGTAGAGACTGAATCATCTGGATGATTTCAGAAGGCATCAAGCGACGCGAATCAGACTCGCGCTCACCAAAGCGGCGCGTAATCTCAGCGATCACTTTCTCAATGGTTTTGGATTCTTCCGAACCCATGTCGAAGGCGGCTAGTGCTTGTTGCATCATGTCTAGCGCCATCATGATGTTTAGTCGCGCAGATTCTTCTTCACCGCGCTTTGGCTCTGGCGTACTCATTGGACTTGCCATTGGCGCAGTGGTTTCCTCCTGCTCAAAAGCAGGCGGGGTAGCGGGTTCGCCTCCCATTCCTTGATCAGCCTTCATCAAGTCCATCATGTCCTGTGTTTTCACAGCCATTTGGCACTCCTATGTTGCGCGAACGATAGATATAAATTAACTATCGCGTCAACTAAAAAAAGGGGCAAAATGTTGCCCGTTGCTATTTTACTATCGTCCGGTGCTTCTAGTGCCAGTATTTCGGGTGGCAGTCTTGAAGGCGTTACGGTTAAAGCTCATCGACGGTGGTTGTCTTGTCGATTGAATATCACGCTGCGTCATGCGGGGCTGATCCCCGTTTTTGACCATTGACTGTGAGTTCATTGCGCCTGATCTTTGCTCCATCACACGGCCCTCAGTTGTGGTTGTTCGGGTTGCTCTGGTGCGCCACCTTCCGGTGCGGCAGGGGGCTGCATCATTTGCTGCATTGCTGCGGCAGCTTCCATTGCCTTGACCTCTTCCACCAGTCGATCCTTCATTGGCGGCTCGACCATCTCTAGCAAGCTGGCCTTACCAATTGCGCCAGCGCTGAATAGGTTGAACGCCAAATCTCTGGCGTCTTCCATGAAGATTGGCGAATTGGAATGCGCATCGACTTTGACAACAAAGTTGTCAGTGAACTGGGCAGCAATAAATTCGTTGCCATCTTCGTCACGGTAGCGCGTATCGTCATAGACCATCATCATCTTCAGATACAGCGTTGCAATTTTCTCAAGACTGTCTTCAATGGTCAATGCGCGTTTCTTAGCGCGGGAAGAACCCAGTCGCGCCAGTTGGCTGGCATGGCCTTGGCTACGAACGCCGGTTTCACCACGACCTGATAGCACACTGGTAATACCAGAGGCTTCGGCAAACATGGCGTCAATCTCACCCAGTTCGCGGAACAAGTCGTTTGGAATGTTCGGCGTGAACTCTTCTACCTTGGCGTTAGGCATATCGGACGCCACCATGCCGTTGGCACGATTAAGCGCAAACATCTTTTCATCCAAGATACCTTGGAAGCCGATAAATGCTTTAGGTGGATTGACTTGCTTATCAAGCAATTCGAGTATCTGTCCGGTGCGTTTATTACGCATCTCTTGCAGGAACACAAGACGCTGCACTTCAGACTGACCATAGTAGTAATCGTATTGTGGTGAAGGGCAGATTTGTACGAACGGCTGCTCACCTTGCAAGAATAGACTCTTGGAACCACGATCATAGATCACGATGTCTGGATCAGCGATAGTGACGCAGACGTAATCATCAATCTTATCGTCGTATATCCAAAGCTCCCGCATCTTGACGGTAGGCTCTGCAATCTGTGGCGTGTACGTCATGTTGCCAGCCAGATTCATCTGCACGTTACCGTAGATGGTTGGATCAACCGCAGAAGTCACTAGGCGCTCAACGCCTTCGGGGTACTTCTTGGTTTGTTGTTCAGCTAACGCAATGCGACTTAGGATTTCGTCACGCTTTTCATGCGAGTACAGGCGTGAGTAGAGTTCCGATTTGGTCATGTAGAACTCTTGCACCATTGCCTCTTGGCGGTCGGTGTACGGTGTGTCTTCGCGTAGTACGCCAAACACGCCGGGTTCCACCAAGTATGGGTGGATACCATTGCGCCAGATTAGTTTGACAAAGGTGGAGTTGTAGCAAAACGCCCAGTTTAATGCCGCACCAAACACTTGGTCTGCGTTACTGGCAGTCCAGTAATCGTGCAATGCCTTGGTCAGTGCTGGTATTTTCTTTTTATAAATCTCTGGCACAGACGCGCCGATCTTGATGGAGAAGCGCGTGGTGTCTGCCGAGTACATAAAGGCAGACAGTTGATCAATGTGCGGGTAGATTTTATTGAAGTGTGCAGGCGGTGAGTTTTGATCAGCGCCGAACAGGTAGTACGAACGCAGTGTGGAGTATTGTGCTTGGCGCTCACCTTGAGACACCAGACACTTGTTCATGATGTCAATGTAGAACGCTTGGCGATCAACTGGGGTTTCAGGAATTCTCATTTGATCTGTAAGTTCTCATGGTCGGCAATGTAAGACCCCACTTTCGGGCCACTCAAATTCGTACCCGCTTGCTTGACCGCCTGCATTCCTGATACTGACTCACCCGCAATCGAGTTAAGGTTGTAGCCCCCCACTTCCGCAGGCGATCCCCAACGGGGTGCGAACGGGTTATTAGGCGTGGCATGGCGCGGCGGTTGCGCCTCACCTTCTCTGGTCGATTTAATATCGCTCATCTTGAAGTCTAGCGCAAGTTGTTTTAGCGTTTTGTCATTATGTTTCGTTGCATCACTGGCAATTCCGACAGGTTGCAAGAACACCAACTGCACATCGGTGCAGCCGGACGGACATACTGCCTGCCGACTTTCAAAGTAGCCATGCACCGGACACTTGTAATCATGTAATACACTCATGTTAGCCCCTCACTTCTTTAACAAATGTGGTTTTGTATAGTCGTACTTGTTAATAGGTTTAACGGACAAGCCAATTTTGCCGTTATTCATCTCCAGCGTGTAGCCACGCTTTAGCGTTTTGCCAAAATCTTTGGGCGGGTGGTAGTCCAACTTCATTCGGCCTGCAATATCCATCCTCATTCCGGCCTCGCCGTTCTCCAAAGCCAGCAAAGCCTTGGAAATACGGCGCTGTGTAGTCTCAGAAACAGGCATTTTTAGCTCAAAAAACGCCTTTTTCATGTTCCGATAGTCCACCCCTGCCAACTTCGCAAATTCAGCCATTGAGTAGCCTCTTTTGCGATTTAGCCGCATATTGTGCAGTCTTAGCTTGATTTCAGCGATGGAAAGTACCGTAATCATCAAAAACCCAGTGCTTTTAGGTAATTTGACACCTGTTTTTGCACCTGCACCTGCCCACCATGCTCATTTTCGTCGGTTTTGGACTCTTTTTTGTCCTTAGTTACCCGATTTGCGATCAATCTGGGCTGTAATTGCTCTGCAAAAGCGGCTGTAGCCAGTGCGGAGGCGATCACACGGTCATCTTTTGACCTGCCAGCAGCGGCAATCGTGCCTGCATCGCGCACAATCCCCTTCATTTCGTCAATGCACTCTTCCGAATACACCTTCAACATCCCGCGCTCAAAGTAATCCTTCAGGTAATTCAGCATTCGCTCCTTAGACGAATGCGTTGTCACCCAACCAATACTGTTGCTAATGCCGAAACTGTCGTTTCTCCGCCATAGGTAGTGCTGCATATTGCCTAAAACGTCGTTCAGGTGTCGGGCTTCCGACGGTGGCAACGACATGGCCTGCCTTCTCAGGTTCCTCATCTCGTTAATCACGGCCTGTCCGGGGCCGTTGACTTCCAAGTTCAGCAAGGAATTGCCGTAAGCGCCAGCCA